TACTCAGATCATGCGGATGATCAGTCGCTCACACGAACGATCGACTCTCTTCTGAAAGCGATCACACTGAAAGCGAAGTCATGAAGGAATACGACAACTCGAGCTTCTATCATTCTAAGGAATGGCGGAAGATCTCAGCTCTTTACATGGCAAGTCAGAATTATATCTGCGAAAGATGCGGAAGATCTGCGACTATCTGTCATCATCGGAAGCATCTCAACGGTGAGAACGTTCATGATCCTGAAATAGCTCTTTCTTTTTCCAATCTCGAAGCATTATGTCAGCGCTGTCACAATCAAGAGCACTTCTCGGACGATCGGATCGTCTTCAATAGCTCCGGGGACGTGATCGGAGTCAGAAAAACCGACGAAGAGAAGCAATTTGAAGCAGATCAGCGGAAAATTGATGAGCTTCTCGCAAAAATGACCGTTCAGAATGGCTCAGAATCGATTTTTTCGGACACACACGAACAAGACTCCACTGAAGAGTAAAAACGTCTAAAATCGTCAAATACGAGCTTCAGAGAGATTTTCGGCTTTTTCTCCCTTCAGGGGAAGGGGGGATCGATCGAACGATCATCGCTCGGAAACCGGCGGTCACTCTTTTCTTTTTCTCTCTGAAAGATTTTTGACGGGGGTGGGGTTTACTATGTACACACAGAAAGCAAAGGTGATTTTCATGAAGAAGAAAGCAAAATCGACGGACTTTTCCGAGATATTGGAGAAGATCCCGTCTGACAAGAGAATGATCGGAGAAAAACTCATTGAAGAGCTGTCCTTCATGGAAGAGACACTCGCAGATCTCAAACTTCAGATCAGGAAGACAGGAACGATCGAACAGTTTGAGCAAGGTAAACAGAGCTTTCTTCGTGAATCTCCGGCTCTGAAGAGTTACAACGCAACGCTTCAGAGATATTCAATGTTATATCGACAGCTCTGTGATCTAGCCGGAAAAACTCAGGAAGCAGAGAAGTCTAATCCCGTCTATGATTTCATTAAAGAAGGGATCTCGTGAATTATATCGATCAATATCTCGAAGAGATCCGATCGGGGAGATGTATCGTCGGAAAGCGTATCCGGCGCCAATATGAGAAGCTGTCCGATGACATCCATGATCCGAAAGACGGATTCATTTTCGATGAAAAGAAAGCTCAGCGTCCGATCGACTTCATTGAACGATTCTGTCGTCATTCAAAAGGGGAGCTTGCCGGAACGCTGATCAAGCTTGAATTATTTCAGAAAGCTTTCATCTCAGCTCTTTTCGGTTTCGTTGATGCTGAGACGGGTTTCAGGAAATACAGAGAGACTCTCTTCTATGTGGCTCGTAAGAATGGGAAATCAGTCCTTCTCAGCGGAATCGCTCTTTTCTGTTTGATCGCTGATAATGAGCCGGGAGCGGAAGTCTATTCCGTGGCATCGAAGAAGGATCAGTCGAAGATCATCTTCACTGAAGCTTATAACATGATAAGACAGTCCCCGGAGCTGATCGAGATCGTCAAAAAGCGGAAGTCTGATCTATACTTTCCGCTGACTTTCTCAAAAATGCAGCCACTAGGGAAAAACAGTGACACTCTCGACGGACTGAACAGTCATCTCGTGATCGTTGATGAATTGCACTCGATCAAAGATCGGAATCTTTATGAAGTCATGAAACAGAGTCAGTCAGCGAGAAGACAGCCACTCTTTATTATGATTACGACAGCCGGAACGCTCAGAGAAAATATTTTTGACGATTTGTATCGTTACGCCTGCGGAGTTTGCGACGGATCGATCAAAGATGAGCGCTTTCTCCCGATCATTTATGAGCTTGACAAGAAAGAAGAATTTCTCGATCCGCTCAAATGGGAGAAAGCAAATCCAGGTCTTAACAGAATCAAGAAGCTCGACGATCTGATCAGCAAAGTCAGCAGAGCGAAGCAGTCTCCGAGAGATCTCGTCGGAATTTTGGTGAAGGATTTCAACGTCATTCAGTCAGCGTCGACAGCGTGGTTGCAATTTGATGAGATCAACAATGAAGAGACTTTTGATCTCAATGATTTCAGGGGATCTTATGCGATCGGGGGAGCTGATCTCTCGATCACGACCGATCTCACTTGTGCGACGATCCTTCTCATGAACAAAGAAGAGAAGCGCTTCGTCACTCAGATGTATTTTCTCCCGGCTGATAACTTCGAGCAACGGGTCCGGGTCGAAAAGATCCCTTACGACAAATGGAGACAGCTCGGACTTCTGCGTCTCTGTGAAGGAAACACGATCAACTATCACGATGTAACTCAATGGTTTCTTGAAATCGTTGAGAAGTATGAAATCACTCCGGCGTGGATCTACTTCGACAGCTATTCGGCTCGCTACTGGGTCGAAGAGATGGAAAATCACGGATTCAACATGATCAGATGTATTCAGGGAGCGAAGACTCTTTCTCTTCCAATGCAGAAGCTCGGAGCTGATCTCAAGAAGAAGCTGATCAATTACAATAATAATCCGCTCCTGAAATGGTGTCTCACAAATACCGGTGTTCAGACTGATCGGAACGGAAACATTATCCCGGTGAAAGCAACTTCAGCGAAGTATCGGATCGACGGACTCGCAAGTCTTCTCGATGCTTACGTCGGACTGTGTGATCATTACAATGAATATTTAAATGCGATCTGACACTTCAGAGAGATGATGATTTGCATCGGACTTATACGAAGACAAGAAATCTTGTCCACGGAAAGAAATTTCAGTGAGATGATAATTTACATTGGACTTATACCTCTTCACCGGATGGCGAAAAGGTTAAAAATCGACATGGGTCGAAAAACACTATTTCAAAAATGGCGATAGTGCCAATTTTGAAAGAACATTGACAAGAAATCTTGTCAAAGATTTCAGAGAGATGCTACTTCACCAAACAGTGAAAAAGCTACTTCGACACAGGTCGAAAAAGCATGACTTAAACACAAAAATCTCAAGATAACCGTTTACCCGTCCATAAAACGGAGCGGATAAACCGTTATAGAAGGGTGACTCAAGATGAAATATGTCAAGCGTGGAATTTATTTCAAGAAAGACAAGAAAGCTCAGATCTATAAGAAGATCTCAGGTGAAGCGGATCTTGCCGGATTCAAACCTAATGATTATTATGTACCGATCGCAGAGTCGGAGCTGTGGTGTTATACAAAACAGCTCAGTCAAGAACAGCTTTATAATGCACACGCATATTGGAACGATGAGAAGAGACTCTTCGTCTTCAATTACCGATCGGACATCGCTCAATATGATAAACTGTGTTACAACGGTCAATGGTACGAGATCACCAGAGTCGACAGGACTGATGATTATCTCACTGACACTTTCGTTTATGCGAAGGATCTTCCGAGACCGATCAAGGAAGATCAGATCAAGCCGTTCGGATGGACTCCCGATGAAAATCAGTGATCTCAATGAGAGCTGAGTGATCTCTTTCTCGGCTCTCTTATCTTTTTGTTGTATTTTATGTGTACATGGTTTATAATTGCAACTGGGAAATCATGTTAACATAAAACCACACAATATAAGAAGGGGGACAGAAAACAAAGATGAGATCTGTGAAGATCAAGTTTGAGCCGTTCCCGGAGCAATTACGGGGACAGATCAAAGGAATCTCGACAGCTCTCGGAGCTGACAAGTACATGATCATCATTGACAGCACGAGATCACCAATCGAGCAAAGACGCACTCTCGGACATGAACTCGCTCATGTTTACCGGGGACATTTTGACAAAGAGAAGCTCTCGATCAGCTTCGTTGAAAGAGACGCTAATCTTCATCAATGGGAATATTACAGAATGTTTCGAGATGGACTTCTCAAGGGGGCGACGATATGAAAAAACTCACGATCAGCTATACTCTCACCGATCAGCAATACTCACGGCTTGAAGCTCTTTTCGCTGACACTCAGAAGAAACACGACAATCTCACGATCGAAGATGAGCTTGAAATTCTTCTTTCATACACTCGACAGTATATCGACGGAATACTTGATCTCGAAGAATCAGTAAGGGGGATAAACAAATGAAGGTGATCAGTTTTTGCAA